TTCGAACCACTAACGGCAATAGTTATATTGTTACCGCTCACACCAATCGCATCAACATAACCGCTTGTTAGGCTTGCTCCAAGCGTCCAACTCGTTGCGGTATCCTGAGAGTTAAGGATTCCGTTGGCAGCACTCGGCTCCACCAACAACGCAGGGCAGCCAGCCGTTCCACCGCTGGTGTAGTAATCCAAGCGAGGCACACCGCTTGCAACGCTTTCAATGACCCCAGCCGAATTGAATCGGGTCGCAGTAGTCCCACGGGTAACATTGAAGTCCCCCGATGAAGCGAGAACAACCCCAGCCGAAGTCGTAGCGATTTGGGTGTAAAGTTTCCCCGTCTTGAAGCGAGCAGGGACGATAAGGAGTGATGGGCTTGCAGGCATCTGCTATGCGTTTAAAAGATTATACATTCGGACTTCGAGGCAGTTGATGAAGCGAACCTCCGCAGCGTTAGCCGAGTCGGTATTCGCCCGTTGCATAAACGGCAGCCAAGAGTTGGAATAAAAGACGAAGAAAGCGTATGATTGGAACGAGTTGATGAATCGGGTTTGGAGGCATCCATTGACCGCAGCCTCGGCAGGCAAAGCCCCGTCAGCGTCTGCCCGTTGGTTGAAGGCAAGCCAAAACGGATTGCCACCGCCAAGCAGTTGGTTTGTGGGATAGCCGTAGCCGTAGCCTATCAGCATTGCTTACAGGAATGTGAAACCGATGACCGAACCCACCGAAGGAGTTACCGCAGTAATCTTACCGCCATTGCGTCCTGAAATCACGATGCCAGCGGAAAGGGATTTGCCACTAAAGTTGTAAGCGCTTAGAAGGTTCTCGCCTCCAGTTCCAGTAAGGGTTGTGAAGGTCGCAGCGGTGTTGACTACAAGGAAGTCGTAGTTCTTCCCGGTAACGGTTCCATCAATGAACTCCATCGTACCACCTTGGCCGAGCATTTGTTGCAAAATAGGTGTAGGCATTTTTTAGCGTTTAATTGTAAATGTCTTTTATGTGGGAATTTCACAAACTGAATGGCTGAATGGAATCTCAAAGGTCATCGTCGCCTGCCACCCTGCCGTGCGGTCATCCCGGCTCTCTACAAACCTCGTAAGGCTCACGCTGGATGAGAGGGTCCAGTCCTCGCTTGGGTCGTTTGTAAGCGATGATATGAAGTCCTGTGCGATTTGTAGTTGGTCGCTTAGGACCTCGTCCTCGTTGTCCTGCCAACCCAGCGTAGGGCTGCCTGAAACCACTCCGCCCATCGGCTTAATGGACTCAACTCTATCACTAAAATATACCCCAACCACCAAGTCCAAAGTACCAGCGTCAGTATTTGCAGACTGAACGTCCGCAAAAACGAGCGGATACACGATGCGTTCACGGCTTGGGGTTCGCAGGTTGATGGTGTTGTCCGTGCCTACCGCAAGAGGGTCGCCCGTCCCGAAGGAGTTGACCTGTGGATGAGCATTTGCAAGGTCCAGTAGGGCTTGCTTGATTTTTATCCATGACATAAGTCTGAAGTTTCAGTATGTTTTTTTTATGCGCTCCCATGCTTAGCAGTCGTTACACGCCCCGAATTGTCCGTAAGGGTAGGGGTAGTCAAGGTTGCTGATTCCCATCCTCCTGTTGCGGTCCAAGACCATCCCGGTTCGGTAGTTGGTGGCGTTCGGGTAGATGGTATCCAACGCAGACGGAGGCGAGTTCCAAAGCGGATAAGAATTGCGGTTCTCCATCAGGTAGCGAGTAATCCGCTCGGAATACCACTCCGCATCGTTCTTCACTTTGTCGGTCAGCCGGGTGATTTCTTCCATGCTCATTTGGGAGGACTCTTCGCTCGTTCTGCGAACCATGCCCTTGTTCATGTACTTGAACGCAAGAACCATGGGCAACTCGTAGTAGAGCCATTGAATCATTGCGGGCTGGATGTAGTCCTCCAAGAGCGTTTGGTTGAGCGCAGACGTTGAACCGCTGACCACCTGCGTAACCAGTTCCCCGTACAACGGAGAGCCAACGATGGGCTGAATCCGCATCTCTTGGACCTTGACAACCGTTGGGCGTATCTGGGTGTAGGATACGTTCTCGTTGATGATGCTATTGTCGAGCAGCGTTTCTTCGCTTATGAATAGTGCCTTCATGCCTTGCTGATTTTATTGCCTTTACGGATTACCAACTGCTGCTCCCATACGTGCCTGCATTGTGGCCTGTTCACTCCGCTCGGTGTGTGATACCAACCGCCCCTCCTGTTCCAAACCGAGTAGCCCATGATTGCAGAAATCCCGTCGATGTCCTCACGGGTATAAACCTTGCCCTGCCCGGCCAAGTTCAACATGACCTTGCAGAACTCACGGCTGGAACCTTTGTCCTTGTTGCTGAACCCTGTGGCCCATGCGTATTTGTATCTGACTTCCAAGACTGGTTCTGCGACTTCCTTCACATTCTTGGGAAGGTTCTGCTCGGCAATCTTGTCCACGGCCCTGCTAATTGGGTAGCGGTCCTTTGTGATTAGGTAAGCGACACGCTTGGCGACCTTGGCTTTGCTGACCCCGAACTCCTTTGCCATTTCTTCAACCGATGCGTCCCGGTTCTTCTTGCGATACGCCTCAATCTTCTTGTCCAGTTCGACTTCTTCCTCGCCCAGTTCGGCAAAGGCCAACCGTATGTTTTCGTCGATGTTGGTGTCGAACCGCATCGGCTTGGAGTGCATCACGTGGTAATCGTCTGCATGGCATCCGAACTTGCTTGCAACCACTTCCAAGACCTTGAACTCTTCGTCCCCCCATCCGTAGTCTTCGTCGTCTTCTTCGCCCCACGTAGGCTCGCTAAACTCTTGGGCCTGAACGCCCAGCATCGTGTCAATCTCTTGGGCTGATAGACCGAAGCCGGCTGACAACATGGTCCGAGCCATCTCCAGCGTGATTTTCTCCTGCATATACTGCCTGACAATACGCATCAGGTTTTGGTACTCACGCCCCGATAGTTTCTTGATGTTGTCGTTGCTCTGCAATGCTTCCACGGCTTGCGGTTGCTCATCGGGTTGGGGATTAGGTCCCACAACGTCGGCAGGTTTCTCCAAAGGTTGCAGACCTGCTTTCTCACGCAGTTCGTCTTGGGTCATTATCTGCAACAGGGCTTGTTCGCTTAGTCGCTCCGTGATAGGCTCAACGGGGATAAGTTCCATCCCTTCCACGCCATTGAAGGAGCCGAGGTAGTTAATCATCCGCTCCACTTTGCGGACCCGGTCGTTGACGTAGGTCGCCTTGAATAGTTCGTAAGCCTCGACCAATTCGTTGCGTCCACCTAATTGGCCTTCGGTCTTGACTCCGAATAGCATGGGGTTGGTTACACGATGGGCGATGAATATCTCTTGCTGGATGGCTTTGTTCAAAATCTCGAACTGCTTATCCATGTCGCTCGGTGTGAGCGGTTCCAAAGTCGGGGCCTTGGCTGCATCATCGTTGAAGGTTACAACGAAGCGACCAGCGTTGTCCGTACCGCTGAACTTACGCTTGATTTGCCTTTCGATGTCGCCTTGCTCTTCGGGGGTAGGAATCCCGTTGTTGAAGTTTATCAAGTAACCGCCCCAAAAGTTGTTGCGCAGGTTGTTGTTGTGGAAGTTGGCGACCTGTACGTCTGCCTCAATCCAAGCGTTCCCTCCGATGTATTCTGGGAGAGGGTAGTGCTTCACGCCAGCAGCATAGACCCTGTAATAAAACAACTGCTTTCCGAGGCGGTTCTCCGGGTCGAATGCAGGGATTTTCTCGATGTCGCCGACCTTGGGGAACAACTGCATCATATCATCGTTGTACCAGTCAGCGACTTGAAACATTTTCTCTTCTTTGTCAACCCGGATTTTCTCAAAGGGAACATGCTCCATCTTGGCGATGGTTCCCAACTTGGACCAAGTAACCGCAACCGCAAAGCCGTTGAAAATCTCTAAGTCCAAGACCAGTTTCTCGGTGATGTCGTTTAGGTCCTCCGTGCTGGAAAGTCCGTCGAAGAACTTGATAAACCGGGCTTGTTGCTCCACGGTCAAGTCATCCCCTGCCTGCCAGCCACCGCCCATGATGTAGTTAACCTTGCCGTTGACGATGGCGTTGTGCTTGGACGACCTGCGATAGTTGTCAAGCAGGTAGTAGGGGTATTCGTTAGCAAAGCCGTAGGTGATGTATTTGCCGGACCTGTTCTCCAGCATCACGGGGACCTTATGCTCTATCCCAAGCCATTGGGTGAAGTGTTGAGTAGATTTATTACTCATAGCGTGTGGATGGTAAATGAAAGGGCTGAAATCGTGATACTTGTACCGCTATCGATTGCGTTGACGTAGATGGTGAACTCATCGTTGACCGCACCCGTAACGTAGGCCTCCGTGTAAATCGCATGGCCGTTCGTGTGAGCCGTTGTGATGTCAGTCATTGACTGGTCAATCGTTGTGCCGTTCTTGGCGATGTAAACCTTGATTTGGTGGTTGTTGCCCTGTGCCAAGACCATGGACGCAGCGATGCGAAGGGTTGCCCCTGTTGTGCCGGTGTAGGTCAGCGATGTCGTGGTCCTTGAAAAGTTGTAGGTTGACAAAACGCCTGATTTCATCGCACTTGTCAACTTGACTCTTTGCCCCTGCGTTGGGGTGAAAGCCGTGTTGGTATCGAGGTAAAGGTTTGCAAAGCCCCGTTCCCTGTCAAGCGTTGCGGTATCGGCAAGGTCGTCGAATAGACCACCAACACGGGATGCGGTGTTAGCCCCGGCAGCGGTTTCGTTGGTAATGGTAGCAGCACTCGCTTGGAGTTGGCTTCGTGTTTGTACGCTCATGCGAAGGATTGGTCAAAGGTTGAGTCGAATACCCTCACGCTGGATGCGAGGAAGGTGTTGTAAGTGGTTGTGTTTGCGTAGGTGTTGAATCCTATCGCAGCGGTTTGTACAAATGCCAAGCCCGTTTCAACCACCGCAAGGGCTGCTGAAACCGTGCTATTGGTATCGTAAACTTCATATTTATACGAGCCTGTTTCAAGCGACCCCACGGCAATCTGAAATTGGTCATAGCGGTTGGTATAGTTGGAAAGGTTGGCAGATTTCAGCAAGGTGAAATCGGTCGTGGTGTTCTTGGCGATGCTCGTAAGTCGCAAGATGTAGCGGTCCCCCGTGCTGGCTCGCTCGGTCCAAGTAACCGTCAGGGTGTTGGTCGTGTCAGGGTTCAGGTAAAGCATCTGCTTGTAAATGTGCGATGCCCCCGAATTTCACAATTTGCGCCCAATCTGCCTGTACAACTCGGCCCGCTTCTTGGCGGTTTCAGCCACGTTGAACCGCTTCTTGATGTCCCTCGTTAGGTTGTCAGCCAAGCCTTTACGCAGGTCGGGGTCAAGGATTAGTTGTTTGATGTACTTGTACCAATCTTTCGGCTTGTTGTAGGGGACCAAGAACCCGTTCTCCCCGTGTTTGATTACGTCGGTGTAAGGGATGGTTTCGCTTGCGATGATCGCTTTGTTCATCCACCCTGCCTCTACGACCTTCAACTCGGATTTGAGTTTGTTGAACTTGGTGTCCCGGAGCGGTGCAAGGGTTACGTTCACAAAGTTGTAGCCCCCGACGTAGGAATAGATGTCCGCTGCTTGAATGCGTCCGTAGTTCGGGTTGTTGCCTTGGTCGCTGATTATCTTTTCGTAGCCCTCGTAAACGGGGTTGTTGTCGTTCCACCCTCCAAGGTATAACCTGTACTTGCCGTCAAGGTTTGCGTCCCAACGTAGTTTCTGCATCCCCTCACGAAGCAGTTCCATGTCCTCGCCATGCTGCGCACCTCCGAACCAACCGAACTTGACGAGATGCTTGTCGGGTTCTTCTTCGGGGTTGGGGATGAACTGCTGATAGGCTTCGTAGGGTTCGTTTTGCAGAATGCTCACATTCGCATTTAGAGGCCGTATGCGGGCAGCAAGATGCTCGGTGGTACAGGTAACCCAGTCAGCCAATTTGATGTGCTTACGGATGACCTCTGCGAGTTTGGTTTGGTGATAGTGGCGGTACATGATGTGGCCCGATTCAAGGACCCAGTAATCGTCCAAGTCAAGGATGACTTTGGCCCCGAATTGGGTCAGGGCTTTGTAGACATTCTCCACCTGCTCCATGGTTCCCTGACACCACAAACGGCTGAACAGGAACAGGTCTATTGAACGAAGCCCCTCGTCGCTGATGGTCGTGATATTCTCGACGCACACATAGTCAAACTCCGGGTAGTTGTCGCCCAAGTATGCGTTCGGCATTTCGAGGCGGTAGTAACTGCACCCGGTTGGATGGGCGTTGTAAACAATGCAAATCTTCATGGGGTAAAAATAAGAAGGGCAGCCATTGCTGACTGCCCCTCTCAAACCTCAGATGATGAAAACCTAAGTCAAAGATACTACGAACCGAGTATCTGTGCAGTCGATGGTGAAAAGACTGTGGATGCAATCGAGAACATCGGGTCGGGTTCCATTCCGGTCAAAGTCAATTCGTATCCGCTGCGGTCCCCGAAGGCAGTACCAGTTCCAGCGGTTCCAGCGGTTGCTTCCAAGCCGTTGGCAGAGCCTAACAACCAGTAGCGGTTGTTGTTGTCTTGGACGATGACGATAACACGATTGCGTACCAGCAAGCGGAGTTCGTTGCGGACTGCGACTTGCAGTTTGTTGATCGTGAAGGTTACTTCGGGGGTGTAG